TTAGCACGTAACTCGCTTTTTCAGATGTAGCTGATGGACTGCTTGCAAGATGTTTTTCTGCATGCTCTCCACGCCGATTGCCGTATCCAGTGTATGTACCGATCGGCGCGAAGCATGGGCAAGGGAAAGATAGGCTTCCTGTACCTTTAGTAGCATGGCATGATTCGCATCTACTTCGGTTCGCAGAAAAAAGGTCACATCGGGTCGCTTCGTCAAATCACTCATCGTGGCATACCAGGAAAGGGGAGTATCTTTTATATAGAAGTAGTAGTAATTGGATAGTTCATAATGATCAATGATGATAAAATCAACGTTCTCCTTCGAAAGCCTCGCCATTTCTCGCTGATAGTCCAGAAAGTCCGCTTCAAAAAGCTTTCCTACCGCTTTCTCATCCAGCTCAATTTCGCAGCGAAGCCACATGCCAATGACCGCTCCGATTGGGGTATCTAAACGCGGAAATGATACTCTTTTCACTTTATATCCGAGGCATCTCAAATTTTCTTCCAGCAACGCCGCTTGGGCTTCCTTCGCATTGGCGTCAATTCCTTCGAAAGCGACAATCGTGGGCTGTCTCATGGCACTACTCCGTCTCCTCATTTGTCGAGATTTCCTCTGCTGCTTCACGAAGCTTTTTCTCTGCTTCTAGCTCAGCAGCCTGAGTAGCCAGATGATCTGCTAGCATTTGCTCGAATTCTTCCTTTGTAATCTCATAAATCTCGGAGTCGAGTGGGTTTACCGTGTATCCCATACCGTCGGTCAGTAAAAAGTTTGTGTAGGTCAACGGCTCCTCACGAAACTCCTGCTTTTCGTAATCGAAAGCAATGACTGCTTTTTCAATGCCCGCTACGCAACCGCCGAACCAGATATTTACCTCTTCTTCTCCACCTTCGGCTGTAGGTGTTGTATGCATATTGGTCGGAACGTGTACATATTTTCCAATGACCTGATGGGAGAGCTCCTCGGTTAATTCCTCATTCATCTTTTTCAACAAAACTGCCATGCTGGATCATTCCTTTTCATCGATTATTTGTGTATGTCTACAGCTCACCGTACTGCTTCAAAATTGCCTTGATGATTTGACACACTCTTTCCTTGCTGATATTGAATCTCTGGCCAATTTCCTCATGGTAATAGCCTTCGCTTCTCATCTGGAGAATCAGCTTGTCTCGCGTGGACAGCTTCATATACTCCATGATGTCGAGCATCATTTCTACTTCCTCATATCGAAACTCCTCACTCGGAGCGGCAATACGGCTGATCATCGTTTCCTCTTCATTCTCATCTCCGCTAGAGACTAGAACTGCATTACTGTTTGTCAGGTTTTTTTGCGTGCCGGCTTTTCGCAAGCAGTCGCGAATTTTATTCGTAATCACATGATCGACAAAGGTAGTCACTCTGGCTTTTTCCTGATCGTAATCCTTCATCGTGCGATATACCTTTAAGAGAACCTCCTGGACGACATCATCATGAGTCATTCCAGCAAACGTCATCCCTGTCAGCTTGGCTTCACAGTTTTCCTTGGCCTTCTGCAAAAAATCATCGACTTTCCCTGCGAAAAATAACTCGTCCATTTGGTGAAGTTGATCTGTCATGAACTTCATCCCCTCCTCATGCTCCTATTCATAGTTGCTCTATCACACTAGGTAATGGGAGGAGGGTTTTAGCAACCAGCTTTCAAAATTTTTTTTGGACAAGTTTGCAAGGTACCAGCCGTGAATACTTTTCCATTCAAAATCTTCCAGGAAGCACACTGACGCTTGAAGTACCATTGGCAATCGCGGCAAATGTCATGAACCACACAACGACAAGTCATAGGCACGACATCCTGTTCCTTTGCTGACATCAAGATGTCGTTGACTGTCATTTTCTTTTGGCAGGCTTTTTCATAATCACATCCCTGACAGGCCATGCTACTCACCTATCCTGACGATCCCAATTCCTTTTAGGGACGCAGGATTCACTTGAACATGCTCGCGAAAGAACTCTTCCAAAACGGCTATGGGGGTGTCTTGGGTCGACATATATTTCATGACCTGCACCTGCTCTCCATCTGCCGAAAAACTAATCTGATAGTACATGGTTTCTCCCCTCCTTTTGCTTCTTGTTGAATCTATACGAATCGCTTTGAGATGAATTAAGCGGAATTTAAAAACAAAAAAACCAGCCGTTTATTCCAGCTGGTCCTCTACATATAATTCCTCTATCATTTCCTCTGTGATATTCATCTTCCCAAATTCCTGACAAACTTTTTGAAGTCCAAGCAGCAACGAAGCATTTTCTGTGAAAATCTCGTTCAGATCCATTCCCAACATGCCAAGAGCGTCACTGAGCTCCTCCCAGCCTTCGCGATCGATATCCTCTCCTAGTAGAAATTCAGCTAGTGCAGCAACAATTACGACATACAATACGGCTTTTTTGGAATCTCTCATTCTTATCCCCTCCATTCTTATTCGTTGGAAATAGAATAGACAGTTTGGAATGAGTTATCTCCCTTTCAAAAGAAAAAGCCCGCTGTGGACGGGCTTACTTTACATCTGAGATGATTTTTTGAATCAAACTTTCATCAATCAAATGGCTGGCTACTGTCAATGCCTTTGCCATTCGTTCCTTATCTCCATCAAAAACCTCGTGGATAATGTGACGCACACTTTCTTCATTCAGCATGAAGCTCTTTGCCATCGCCATAATCCCAACTACGGCTTCATGATCTTCGAGCGCCTTCGCAGAAACTTTTTCCTTTGTTTGTAGAATGATGATTTGTATTCCATCACTTCGCAATGTTATGACCTCCTGGCTTCTATACGAACCAATTATGTATTTCAAGGGAGACATCCTCCCTATCTGTCTAATCTATGAACGTGGAAGGAGCACATCTTGTTTCAAAAATCCCTAGAAAAGGAGGTGAATCATTCATGGTTGTCGACCTCTACCACCATCTCTATGAACTACTTTCTACGGATAGTCAGTTGCTTGCATTACTCGGCATTGCTCCCGAAGACAAGGACTCCCTATCCAAGCAGATTATCAAGCGAAGAAAACTCGCTCCGCTATCTGATGTTGCGAAGCCGCTCCTTTCCTTCTACGCAACCTCCGGAAAGCGCGACACCGGTAATCCGCTCCTTCTCACCAGCTTTTTCCGATTAGATGTGATCACGCCTGGCGATATCGAGCTAGCGCTCAAAATCGCTAACCACCTTTTCCATCTCTTAGACGGCAAAAGCTTATCGATGAATGGAATAGAAGGTTTGGACATGTATGTTGTCTCGCAGCAGGAATCCGATACGGGTCATTCCTCTGCGTACTGCTTCACACTAGTCACGAAGTTTACTTTGCAAGTTTGTTAGACATTTCAAAACCCCGTCTATCCTATGACAAGCTGATCGCGATTCCCTTTTCACACGATTCAGCAACAGAACACAAATCCCCTATCTAGAAGGAGTGACTTTCATTGTCTAAAAAAATGATTATCAAAGGTGTCGGTCAATTTCTTGCCAAACGCGCTTCCAAGGATGGAAATGGCGTCGAAGTCATTACGCTTGGTAATATGCAGGACCTGAAAATTGACATGAATGTTGAAATGGAGGATATCTTTGGCGGCGATGGACTCTTCGCCATTGACACTCTCGTCAAATCGAAAAGCATTGAGATTACCGCAACGGATGCCAAATTTGATTTGGCGGCTCTCGAGCTGATGATGGGCTCCAAGCTGCAAGAGCAAAAGAGCGACTATGTGTATGTACTGGGTGAGCAAAAAGCAGTTACTGCTGGTAGCCTAGATCGCACAGCATCTACTGGTAGTAACGCTGGTGTTTGTGAAGTTGACTTTGGTGGAACCCTCTTCAACGGCGGCGGATTTGCTGTTCGTCTGAAAAATAGCAATCGCCTGTTGAAACAAGTTAGCTTGAGCACGTCTGCTGCTCCAAAAGCTGACGAATTCATGGTGGATACATTCCAGGATGGCAGTGAAAATAAAACGCGTCTCATCTTCTCGCCAGCCCTGCTCAATGAAGATGTAGTCTTCAACTATCAGCGAATCGAAACCGTAGACGTGGTCGACATTTTGATGGATGAAGTGCCATTCCCTGTTCATGTCGTCCATCACGGCTCCTTCCTGCAAAAGGACGGAACCTATGCAGGCATTGAAACAGAGCTGTTCTCCTGCATGGCAAAAGGCAGCTTCTCGATCGATGCAGCACGCTCCACAGCTAGCACTTCCGCTATTTCCTTGTCCGTTATTGATCCAGAGCGAGCAGATGGCAAGCTAGGCAGTGTGAAACGCTTCGTGTCTAACAAAAAAGTGTAACTCTTTCGAGGGTAATCAGGCTGAGTGGAGAGCTCCGTGCTCTTCGCTCTTGCCTTGTATTTTTTCAAAGGGAATAACTTACAACGAATCATAGCGAACGACAACGCATTTTAGCAAGTAGATATATTTAACAAATACAATCCAGCATTGTTCTAGGAGGGATTCTTCCGTGCTAAACCACCAAGAAGATTTGGAAAAAAAACACGCAGAGATGATGAACCAGGAAGCTGTAGAGCGGATCAAAAAACAGCAGGAGGCTGATCTGGTAGAGGCTATTTTCTTTGAAGATGATAGTGAAATCATGCTGCGTGACGGCAAAACCTACCGGATTCCGCCTGTGACCTTAAAAGACGCCCGCATCCTGATGAAAAAGCTAGGAACCGTTCATATCGACGCGATTATCCTTAATTTTCTCCCGTACGAAAACAAGGAAGAAGACTTGTTCGATATCCTGCTTCTGGGCTTTCGCAACTACCCTACGGTTACTCGTGAGTACTTGGATGAACATTGTGATTTGGAGACGGCCAAAAAGCTTATTACCATTCTCATTGGTCTAAACGGCTTAAAAAAGTAGAGAGTGGCGAGGGTGACAGTTCCGCCATTCGCGATACGGAATCTGGTGAGCCACTTGATTGGGGCGATCTATTTTTTCATCTCCACAAGGATTGTGGTTTGAAGAAATGGGATATTTGGGAGTACACCCTTCCCCAAGTAGCAGAATTAATGAAGAGAGTGAACAAATACATTCAATTCGAGGTAGAGACACGCATGGGTTTTCCTTTTTTGAGAAGAAAAGGTACGAATTCTGCTGCCAGTTCTCCCCATGCATCTAGTTCGCAAGACTATCAGGAAATTTCCGAAGACGATATTGCCGTACTTGGCAAAGTGTTAGGTGGTCTATAACCCGTTTCTGTCTATTCTAAGACCAGAACGGGATTTTTCTTTTGAGGAAGGTGATATTCATGGAAACTCAACGTTTGACCGATGCCCTCCGCTCTATAACGAGTGCTGCACGGAGTTCTGTAGGGCAGTCGGCATCCCCATTTCGAGCCGAGCAAGCTATCCCATTTTTTCAAGCAATGAATCAGCAACTGTATGAATTACGTCAGATGATACGCGACATCGAGTCGAAGCCACTCAGCTTTTCCCGTAAGTACGAGTCTCAGCCAGTTTCCCAGGCTGCTCCTGCTTCCCGGCTGTCCGTGAGTACAGGAGCCATTTCCCCGTTCCGGTTTGCTACTGTCCCTAATGCTCCCGTTAAAAGAACAGAAAAGTCCTACGGCAAAAGAAGCACCCTTTACCCACAAGCATGGGAAGAGGCTGCCGTAGATGTGTTGCAAAACATGATGAGCAACGGCCTTCATACGCTTATCACCTCGATGGATATCGAAAACTGGGAGTCAGCGAAATCTTTGAACCGCCTGATAAAAAAAGCAGAGCGCAATTTTTTGTTCAAAGATACAAACATGATGGATTTGGCTCAAGCACGCGTTTCAGGGCGAACGCCGAATCAAAAACAAGTGGAAGAAGAAGCACATGGCTTGCGCGAATACTTGCGATCGGGAGTCAAACAAGACCTGCGGGATATCGCGCTAACACATGCCGTCAGCCTTGAAGAAGTAACCAGAGCCTACTATACGTCTTCTCGCCGATCAAATGACCCGCATGTAACGGTAGCCAATATTCGGGAGAAAGCAGCCATGTTACCAAATGACCCTCTTGCTCCCCAAACCCGGATGCAAACCATCTGGCAGGCAGCCTCCCTTGAAGCATTCGATATTTTTAAAAATCAGCCCCGTAGCTTTCCCGCGCTTTTGTTGCACCTGCTTCAGCGCATGAGGGAAAGTCAGAGCCAATTATCGCTAGCTGTTCGTCTGTTAAAAAATGCTGCGGATCAATACGGAGGAAAAGCCGCCTACGTCAAAGCCCGGCGCAATCTTCATGAAGGAAGTGAGCAGCGAAGACAAGAGCGTGTTACCGCACTGCTTGGTCAATCCTCTTCTCCCTTTACACAAGAAGCGCTGGAGATCCAGTCCTGGCAATTGCAAAATCTGTCTTCCTATCAGGCAGCCCGCACTCGATTGATTCGCAACAGGCTCGAACAGAAAAAGGTCCAAGAGCTGTATCCGCACAATGACAAATTGTTAAAAGCACTGATTGCAGAAGAGAAAAAGCTGCTGAAACAGTTGCATCTGCTCTGGCTGAAGATGCGCGATGTAGAGCGTCAGGCACATTTGCTCGCCAGCCGAATTCATTTGACCCAGCGGGCATTCGGTGGTTTGCAAAACACGATTACCACCTTGATTCCTGCCGTCACCTCGCTGGACGAGAGACTGCGTGCTCTCTCTGATACGTCCGTTGCTACTGATGAGCAAATCAAGAACATGACCAGTGACTTAAAGCAGCAGGAAAAACAGCTCCAGAAAACACGGGAAGCCTTGAAGGAATTGACAGAAGCACTGTCCACGGCTGTACCCAAACCTCCGAGTGCCGCAGCGGGTCCTCAGGCTGCTCCCTCAGCTCCCGCCGCCAGCAGTTCATCCTCTACCGCAAGCAAACTCCCCCCAGTTGCTGCTGCTCTCCTTTTTGAGGAGTTCTCAGGTGATCTCAAGACGAAGATACAGGAAAAGCTTAAAAAGAAGGAGGACAAGAAAGAATCGGACGATACGGAGGACGATACGGATGAGTCAAGCTCCACGCAGGATATCCCACCGAGAGGGAGCGCAGACAGAGATCCATCGCCTTCCGATAATGATCCAGGCCCAAGGGTACCACTATGGCGAAAAGGATTAAAAGCCGCCGGGAACTTGTTAAAAGGTGTTGCTCTCGCACGCGTTGCCATGACAGCGGCAGAATTTTTGGATGGCTTAAACACAGATTGGGTGCAACCTATGTTTATGTCCGATACCCAGCGGCAAAGCAGAGTGTTGGAAAATCAAAAAAGCCTCGTGGACAAAATCACGAGTATTGACAAAATGCCTCCTGGTTTAAAGCATCTTTTTTTTGTAGATACCGCCATTACAGGTATTAAAGATAGTTTGATCAACTTACTGGGTGGCACTACTCCTTCATTTAGCGATTACTATAACGCTTACGAAGCTGCTTCCAAATATGATGACAAAGACCTCGAAAATGAGTTAGATAATACCTTCCAGTTAAAAGAGAAGGAAGCTCAACTCGAATTCGATAAATACAAAGCTGCGAACAAAAAACATGAGGAAAAAGACAAGCAATCATTGCTTATAGATATCGATGACAGCGGCTCCAAGCTGGACAATACCCCAATTACTTCATGGGAAGAGGTCAAAACACTCGACCTTGGCAAAGAAGTGGTTGGTCATCACCTGGAAAGCCTCTCTCTAGAGGAAGGCAAGTTAAGATCCGAATTAAAGAGAACGCAGGCTACTCTTAGAAATCAAGGTAAATCCGAAGATTCTCCAGAAATACTGAAAGCCTATGATGATTACTACAGTGGCATTAATACGAATCGGAATGAACACTTAGCCTTTTTCGAAGAGGTATTCGCTAAAATCCCTAAGGGTTCAGATGCCTCTGACGTAGTAGACTCAGTAATCGCTGATATAAAGGCTTCTATCGCCCAAAATAACCTCGATAAAAACAACCATACCTCCGGCACAAAAATTAAATCTGCGATGAGCAAAGTGAGCTCTGACCTGGAAAATAAAGAGCATCAGTATTACATTGACCGAAGCGAAGCAGTCTTAGCTGGTCACAGTTCCAATTCTGAATTCATGAAGAATCTCGAGGAAAAATATTTACGCAGTACGATTGAGTCGTTAGATGCAGGGAATTCTGACATGGATTCTCTTTTGGCTGAGTACCAAAACAACGAAACATATAAGAAAAGCATCGAGGACTTTAAAAAAGGCCTCGAGAAAGCCAAATACGACAATCTCGTATCTCTGCACATGTCCAAGCAGCCCACCAAAGGAACCTTCAACATGCCCGACGGCTTGCAGCCACTGACCTACTGGGGCATGCAAACGGCCAATGGAACACATAGCACCTACGACCTTACCTATGGCGGCGACAGCAATGTGAACATTACCATCGCCAACATGAGCGGAACGGAAGCTGACCTCCAACGCCTCGGCTCGACCGTCAGCGAAGCCGTTCGCAATACACAAGCAAGCCTTTCTACTGAATTAAGCCAACAAGTCCGCTCTGGAATCGCCACGAGCTACACGAGATTGTAAGGAGGTACAGAAATGACCCAACAATACGCCTTTGGCACTGCCAATCAGCGCTACAAAAAAAAGCTGTTCCTTGATACTGGCTTTGAGTTCATGGAAGTAAACGCCCGACTCATCGAGCCGTATTCTCCGCCAAGCCCCCAGCCTTCCTTGCGCGAAATCAAAATCATTAACGCTCCCTCGCACATCCACCACTCCGGTTTTAGCAGCTACCAATGTTCATTGACCTTGCTTTTTCCAGACAAGGAATCGTATAACGATTACTTGAGCTACGCAGGCTGGACCCACAAGTTTTACGATGAAAAGGGAAGCATTTTTCTCGGAAGCGCAGAATCTATTACCCCCCAAGTCCTTGAGGCAGGACGGCGCTACAGCGTAACCGTCGATCTGATCCTCATCAAAAAAGACTCCATTGAGCGCGAATCACGCTTTCAGTTTCAAGATATTGAAGGGCATTGGGCACAGAAAAACATTGAGGAAATGGCCGATCTCGGGCTAATCACAGTCATTACCCGAGATGGGAAGCCTGTCATTTACTTCCGCCCCAATGATTTTGTGACACGCGCCGAGTTTATTGCTTTTTTGAATCGGACAAGGCGGCTGGTAGAACGGATGATTCGGGAATAGCTGAGGCTGTTCCGGGTTTCTGTCTACTCTATATAGGAGGTGATGAAAATGATCAGCTGGGCTGATGTGAATGAAAAAGACTGGTTTTTTAATGAAGTAATGGAGGCCAGCAATTATTTGATGGCTGACGGAGAACCGTTCATTCAAGGAATTGCTTATGGCTCCTTTGAAAGCAATGCTCCTTACTTGCATGAGGAGTACAAGGGCTCCACCGGACAAAAAGTATTTACGCTCGCAGTCAAATTGACACCGGGTGCAGACAACCCCCTCTTTGTCTATATTGATGGCACGCAAACCCTTTTCAAAGAAATTCGGCCGAATCAAACTGACCCGAACAAAACGGACGTCGAGCTGTATTACGCACCACCTGCCAACTCGGTTGTTGCTTTTTCCAGCTTCGGCAAGCCTGCCTTGGATCGTTTTGGCAAACCGATTCCCCCCAACTCCTCTTCCTTTGCTTACCCGAACAAACGCCTCGATAACGGAGACACGTATTTCTACAATCCGTTTAGCCGTCAATTCAACGAGTATTTGTACGCATATGGTCGCTCCTTAAAGCGAATGGATGTGCCAGAAGAGGAATGGAAATCGACACCTGCCCAAGAACTCGCCAAAAAATATATTGGACTCAAGCAAGACGTTTATATGGTCAGTCCTGCTCCGGGTGCAACGATTTATCTACCCTACAATCTAAACGGCGTACAGGTGCGCTTCATCTACAACAGCTACGAAAACGGCGCTCTGTTTATGCGAGGCGGGTATTTTTCGGTGAAAAGTCCTGGCGTATGGCGAAACGATCGCTTCTTTCCCAATGCCTACATCAATCGGGCAGAGGCTTTTCTGCTCATTGACCGGCTTCGGCGCTCTTTTTACCAACGCTTTACGGATTCACAACCTCCCACTCAGCGGCTGGATGAATCCCATACGGCATACGAGGGGCAACGTGTTTTTCGTCTGAACGGTACCTATCCTGCGGGGAAAAAGCTGCTTGCCGTCAAAGTGGATGGAAAAGTGGTGAACAGTTCCGACTATCAAGAATTTGATGATCATACGGTACTGTTCAACATGCCGCTTGAAGCAGGCAAAAACGTTCATTTCTTCTATGTCAAAGAGACGAGCACCCGCTTTGAAGATGTCGGGCGCGAAAAGTATATGTACAACAGCAACACCGGGGAAAAAATTGCGCTAAACGGCGGGATGACAGGCAACAAGCCTTCATGGTGGGCACCATCCGTCCTGTCTATGGAAGACGAGCGATTTGGCAACGGTGATTACCTGGTCGAAGGGATTGCGATCAACAATTTCACCGATGGAGCCGCTGTCGTTAATCATATGTACGAGGTATCGTCATCCAATGCGGAAGAGAAAGAAAAATGGTTCATGCCTTACTCGCTGCTCACCCGGGCACAGGCCGTCTCTTTTTTGAATCGCTTTCGAAAATGGTCCCTGGAACGGTTTAAATAGGAGGTGCTTTCATGCAAACGATGTCCAATGAGCTGCGCAGAATTCTCTCCGAAAGACTCAAACTGGGAGAATTATCGAAGCCCGCGTGCCGCGTCGAAATAGATCGACTCATCTTCGTGCCGGGCCGTACCGAAGAACTCGATTTCATTATGAGTGATCGGCGGGAAGAGAAAACATTGACCCGCACCATCATTCAAGATAGTTCAAAAGAGGGCGGAACTGCTCTATCCAAGATTTCTTTTGTCTTTCCTGTCGAGGGCAAAAGCATTCGAGATATTACAGCCTATATGGGCGACAACCGCAACCACAAAGGGATTGATATCGCTTGTCCGGTCGGTACTCCCATCAAAGCTGCCTGGGCTGGCAAAGTAAAAAAAGTGACCGTGTCTGAAAAATATACGAGCTTTGGCTTTCGCGTAGAAATTCAGCATGCGGATGGCATGTGGACCCGTTACGCCCATATGAGCGAAATCCTCGTCAAAACAGGGGATTATGTCACGCAAGGCACTATTATCGGAAAAAGTGGCAATACAGGTGATGTCCGCTCTGCTGGAGTTAAGACCATGGGCACCTATGACGATCCCAATTCCCCCCGCTCCAAAGGAAGAGGCGCCCATCTGCACTTTGAAGTCTGGAACGGACAAGCTGTCATTGATCCTTTTCCTTATATGAATGGCTCAAAGTATCTGTTCGCTGCCTCTTCCAATAACGGCGCAGGAGTCACAACCGATGCCACCTATGTTGGAACGCCAGGAGCAACTCTTTTTGACGAACGCTTTACCAATAATACGTGGCACACAAAATCTGTCTACAAAGTAGACGAGCTGGCCAAAAAGCTATCCATGATCGAGAGAAGCTCGACCGAGCATAGCAACCTCACCTTTACCTTTGATCCCAAAGGGTACAAGACTCTCTTCCCATCCCCTACCATTACAACAGGCATGAATCTCAAGCTGACCTCCGTTCATCCCGGCATTTTTAGCATGGGGTTCTCCACCAACTTCGGTGAAGGTGCCGGCGAGCTGCGCGTTTTTTTCAATGGAAAAATGCAAATCAAGGTCAACAAATTCTCTGGGACAGAAAACGTAGAGATTCGTGATATCCCCTTTCCCAATGGCGAAATGGAAATCCGTATTGAGCTGTTTTGGAATGGAAAACAAGTCAATCGTTTTTCCCTCCAATACATTCAGATTAAGGAATTGCAAGGGCGACCCGATCTGTATGGGAACAAAGACAAAGTCGATCCGACGATACAGCAGGAGTTTTTTGAGGAACGGGAAATTACGAGCACCTTCATGCCTGGTCAGCCGCGAAAAGTATCGCTCCAGGTCGGAAAGTTCGTCTATATGGATACCCTTACTCTGGACAATATTAGCCACATCGAAATGGACAACCAATATGAAATGGAATCATGTGAGGCACGCATCACAATCTCGAACCCTGGCGGCTACTACAGCCCGGACTATAATCCCTTTTACTTTCCGGAAACCTACAAGGAAACGCCTTGGTCTTATTTTGTGAATGGATTCCATGTTGGTGTTCTCTCCGAAAATACTCCTGTCCGAATCTACATGGGTTATGGTCTGAATTTGATGCGGGTGTTTACTGGTCTGATCGACAAGCTCGATTTGAATGGCGAGGAATCGACCATGACCATTTACTGCCGCGATATGTACAAGAAGATTTTGAACAAGGTCATTACCGAGGACAAGCAATATCCCTCAGATGTCGGACATTCTGCTGCGCATGATACCAATGTTTTTTCCTCGATGTCTCGTCGGGACAAAATCATCTCGATGGCTAAAAAGCAGGCCAAGCAGCAGGGCCCAGAGCTCGATTATAAATTTCTGCTAGCCATCGCCGAGCATGAGACAAAAATGGGGACGCTCGGGAAAGGGCTGCCTCCAGGAGACTTCATTCTCGGATATGGATGCTATACCGGTGAAAAATGCGATCCGCAATACCAAGGAATCGAACGACAGCTCTATCGTGGAGCCGTTCGCTATCGGGAAGCCATGGCGAGCAAAGGCTGGCGCTTCCAATCTGTCGACGACGTCAAATATTTTTGGCAAGGAGGAGACAAAGGAGCCTATCAATGGGCAAGCGATACGAATTGGTATAACAGTGTATGGCAAATCTATCAAAAGTTCCGTCCCAGCACGGAGTTTGATTCGATCCCTGAGTGGGAGGGTACCCCACCTGTCCCAACCGAACCAACTGCCAATGCCGCCTACCTCAAATCCGCCATCGTACAAGACTTGATCGCCCATGCAGGAATGTATAGTTGGCGCAGCAATCCGCAAGACATTTACTACCCCTATGCCATTGTACAAGAGACGAGCTATACCCACGCGACGCAAGCGACAGGCAAGGTTTTCAAAGCTGTACCGGATAAAGAAGGCGAATTCGTAGAAGTCGATGCCGAATCCATTTTGACCCCAAAAGGTTGGAAAAATCCTTTTATTGAGCCGCCCGGACGCAAATTCGAATCGTATCAATACAAAGTGGGAGAAGCCATCGCGGAAATCATGAAGGATACAGAATTCCGTTCCTATTGTGACCGTTACGGTACGTATCGCTTGGAAGAGATTGATATGAATCGGCCGATTGTAGCTACTTATACGGAGCACGACAATTTGATCACGATTCATAAGACGATCGACTTTTCCCGTGGCAGGAGCCATCTTGTCATTTTGGACGAAGAAAATAAGGCTGGTCATTTCGTAGATACCGAGATTTTGATGGAGCTAAAAGGCGAAGTCCGCACAGGCGTGAGGCACGTTCCTTCTGCGAAGACAGACGAATTGAAGCGACTGGCCGCGCGACGAACATTTTTTGATATAAAACGCTTGTGCCGTACGCTGCAAATTTCCATCCCTGGTAACCCTGCCTTGGATGTTCTCGATCGTATTTACATTATCGACTCCAATACAACCACCCGCGAAGCGTATACCATCAAAGGAATCCGCTCGATGTTCGATGCACAGAACGGCTATATGCAAATCCTCGATTTATTTTGGAGCAACAACGAGGGGGCGATTGTGTAATGGCCGGGATTGCGAATGATTATTTGATTTATCCAATCCTCGATCTGATCCGCGATGAAGTCCACCGTACCAAGACAGTAACAGCAGACCCGTTCGTCGAGGAACCCTCCGTACGTCTAATCCGGGAGCATCCCCTCGATCCGGAAAAGGTCACGGGTGCCAAGCTATTCTACGAGTCTGGCTATATGCTGGATATTTCCCTCACATTTGGCTCTACAGACACGACCACCTTCCCGCTTGAGGTCGATCAGCTCCATCCAGACTGGGAGTACTATTCTCTATGGCGATTAACCTCGGTTACCGCTGCGGGCTACGCACCTGACGGAAAAACGGTAGGATCTTATCTGATCCGTCTACTCTATGATACGAGGGGCCTCTTAACTGGCACCGATGTCCTTCGTATAGAGAAAGAGAGGTGAGTACAAGTGGGCTTCTCCGTTGTTTATTCGGGCGGGGGCGTGATCGACAAGGTACGTGAGCTCCCCTACCCGCACTTTTCCAAATTTACTGAGCCCTTCATTCGCGGACGCATGATTGATGTCACTGCGTCCAAACAAGTCTTTTCCGATACCTATGCCCTTCCCTACCCGACAGAATTTTTATCCGTGGCGTTTGCTACCAATAACTACTGTGTCGGCGATTACTGGGAACTGAGTCTGGACGGCGTGAAGGTCTGTGAAACGATTTATACCAAAGAGCTACCGGAGTCCGTCTCGATGGGTAACAGCTTTGGGATCGTCTATCCGCTAAAGCCAAATGCGCAGATCCGCTTTGACTTCCACAACATTTCAGGTACGGAAAAGAAAGTTTGGTACAATGTGAAATTTTTACGCAAGAAACTGTAAAGGAGGCGTATGGATGCCTAGTAAACAAGTAGCTTGGATCGAGGGCGAGGTCACAGCCGATTTGCTCATCAACAAGCTGGCTGATGAAATCGTCAATGCCAAAATCCCGGATACGAAGAACCGCTGGGAAAAGGTGTTCGAGGTTAATGAAGATAAGTGGGTTACGTTTAAGAAGACGATTGTTGCCGATACGCAAGGGACTTACAAGCATACGGATGGGAAGACTTATCCGGTTTATAAGTTACCAGATTTGCGGGAATTGAGATCCTCGTACAATGATATTCCGCTCGTTGATGAAGACGGATATGTCTATGAAACTCTCGGCACTAGCAACACGAAATCAGGTAAAAAAATTCAGGTAAAAGAATTTGTCTACAAAGATACTGAAGGTAACGATATTACCCTTTCTGTACCAGGGCTACTGGTGGTTAATATCGATGATCTTGATCCTTCAAACACCGTCGGTAAGAAAGCCTATGTACTACTTCAAGGTAAATACGAGCTTGATGGGGTTACTTTTACACCCGGTGTCGAATGGAACGAGTACAAGATCATTACACAAATGCCTTCCGATTGGAATGACCTACTTTCAAAAGCTAAATGGACTACCTATTATTCGGGAGGTTACACCACTTACGTTAGTGCCCAACTATACAAATTCGGAATGGTCAAATACATTGCCAACCCCGTCCATCACTACGACCGCACTGTCGTCCTAAAAGCCGTTCCAGACGTACCTACAGGCCAAACGCCTAACGACTACTTTGTCATGCTAAAACATCCCATCCAGCAATACAACTACTTGGATGTGTCCTACGGCAAAGGCTTCACAGGCAAAAACCCGGTTGGAAACTCTTCCGATACGTACCAGCTTGCCTGCGACAAGAGCACCGTCATCCCCGGCAAAGTCCCGGTCGTCCTCGATCAAAAACAAGCCGAACTTCAATACAACAAATGGAACAATCCTGATGATACCGACAAATACACTCCACCTCAGGAAGCATGGGCACTCGATTACGATGACAAAGTGGAAATCAAAAGCCCTTCCTCCCACTTTTTCTACGGCGCCGACTCTGTCGTCTCTTGGGTACCAAACAAGAAGCGTCGCCCAGACTATTGGGTGGAATACAACCTCTCTGTAAGCAATGATCGTGTAGCAATCGTAATTGAAGGCGACCCTTCGCCTGATATGGATGCGTTCTACAGCAGCTTTGCTTATATCGGAAAAACCATTCCTTTTGCTGACTATGACCACAAAGGCAATTTTGGCATCACAGTCGGCATGGGTGATTTGACCAAGGAAAAATCAGGCTTCCTTCCAGCCGACATCAAGCAGGACACCAATCCTAACTATTCAGGCTGGGGACGCTATACCTCCAACGGTATGTACTCCTTCTCCATGCTGCAAACCCGAAGCTCCGTCTACTTCCAGGCGTACTACCCTGCCTTCATTACCCAGCTCCCCAAATACGATGGAGTGGGCACTCTCCCTCCTGAGCTCTCCAAAATGGTACTCGAAGCAAACGGCTTCCAAAGCTCGAAATGGACGAAGAAATATCATGCATCGCCGATCTATCTGGTACACCAGTTCGAAGGCTATCGCGGCTACCTCGACAGTGTCGTAGCAATCGAGGACCATAATCTGATCAACAAGGACGAGCTCGTCGTCGATACAGAGGAACCAAAAGATCCGAAGAACCCTGCTGCCGGAACTTGGACAGAGGTATACAAGTTCTTCCGAATTAATACCCCTGTTAATTTCTTCAAGTATTCTCCCAACCCTACCGATTGCACCATCGCCATCTTAAAAGAAGTATATTAAAGGAGGATTTTCACATGGCCAATTTTAAATACATTGAAAAAATCACCACTTCTAAAGAGCTCCTGGATACGATTAAATCTGAAATCGAACAACTTACTAACTATACCTTTAACCCAGCTGCCGGAGAGACACAAGAAAAATCAACCTGGACAGTTATGACAGATCTCACCAAAAAAGATTCCGCTTCTGGCAAAACCTCCGAGCTTGTCCTAAAGGGCATCTCCAAAATTAACACCGAGACCAAAGAGTTTTATGTTAAATTCGTCAATCCAGGCTTCACCAACCCGAAGGAACACAGCTCTTTGACGGTTCAAGTATTGACAGACTACAATGCCACAGCCAAAACCTTCGCAACAGAAGGACATCCGGTTAATTTCGAATGGGCTGACGAGAAATTCGTCGTGAATGGCAAACCGACAGATCGTACGATTGATAAACCTGTCTACCTGTACATGAACGTGATGAACAATCGCCTTTCCCTGGTTGCCGTTGGCGATCCGGCTGTTCACTTTGAAGATTATCGCAAGAGCTTCCTCTATGTCGGCGCACTTAAGCCGTTCAAGTACAACATGGATGATGTGGTTGGAAACATCATGCTGACGGCTGGAGCTGTTGCTACTGAGCCTACTGTTCCAATCGCCCCACACGATTATGGCCAATACACCTCTTTCGGCAACAACACCTTGCAAATGCTGGCGACAAAATCGGGCATTCGCTTCCAAAGGCACTATCCTGCCTTCATTACCCAAGCTCCACAGCCGGGCAAAGCATATTCCGATAGCAAGCTCGGCGACACCGGTCTTCTTCTAGAGCCACAAGGCTTTAACGCATCTGCTTGGACACGCCGTTACCATTTGAGCCCGATTTATGTCGTACATGGCTACGATGGATACCGCGGCAGCTTGGATGCATGCATTGCTGTTTCGAAAAACAACATTCTCCACCTGGATGAATTGATTATTGATGTCGATCCGAGCGACACGACCAAGAAACACAAGCAGGAAGTGTACCGCTATTTCGACCATAATACCGAACAGAATTTCATGAACTACTCCGCCAACGTAAAAATGGGGGTCGCTTTCCTGAAGGAAGTTCGCTACTAAAAGAAGTCCCTCTAAAACCGTATAGCTAGCAAAAGGGGGAAAACTAGAACGCATCTCTGGTGTTCCCCCTTCTTTTTGGGAGGTGAACCATTTGACCGGGATTTCTTCTCTAGCAGCCTATCAATTCAGACTTGCAGATCACTACGCTTCTATTCGCAACTATATCGGAAAAGTAACTTTCACGACTTCGCCCTCCCGTAAGTATTCCTTCGTCTATATTCCCTACGGACAAAGTGCCAGTATGGTCATGCTAGATTATTTGCTCGCGAATCGGAAATCGTTTGCCGCTGACCTTCAAGACTCCTTGCAGGATATGATCCGGAATGATACTAGCATGGCCAATCCCATGGAGCTGGTCGTGGTATCCGATCGCTCGCCGTTTAAAGAGAGCTTGCTTCAGGACGATGCCTTGGACGCTGACCGGATCATTAAGCAGCCATTACAAGTCATTCGTCGCGTTCATTTATCAGATCGGATCAAAACAGCAGGAATGGCAAAGCTCAATCCAGCCCAAATGTCCGTACGTGTGCAGAAAGATGAGCTGCATATCGATTTGCCACCAGTATCGGCAGGCCGTTCCATTTCTAGCGAAGCTGTCATGGGGAAAGAACAACCTGGAGCAACACGAACCGAGCGTTTCGCCGGAAAAAAGATAGACGAGTGGTTCACGGGAGAGCGTACCTCCACGTTCGATTTATTCGTCCATACCGAAAGAAGCTTGGCTGAGCGAAAGTTTTGGGCTTCTCTGTTTGTGCAGATGGAAAGAGAATACGCAACTAGATCGATCACTCAACACCTATCTATTGAGAACAGCCTACCTCTTTCCAGCCGCGATAACAGACATACCATGTTTACGGATTGGTCTCGTACCATTGGCGAGCGACATACTTCCTTCCAAATGACCCGACACTTCGTGCAAGCCTTCCTCCGGATGAAAACAAAGCCGACGAAAGTGCTTCGCGAAATGGACTGGGCTTACCTCAAAGCCCGTCAGTATGACGCCTTGCTGCACTTCCTTCAACGTGCAAGCAGGATCGCTACGCAAGATTTAGCGATCCATCGGGCTTCTACAGGTTTTCGAACCATGCTCCAAGATGGTTCCCTTTTACAGAATCGCGACTGGGGCTATCGAGATTTCACGCGTCTTCTCTCCCTCGATTCCTTTTCACCAACAGCCTTCCGACCATACCAAAATGACTTGTTCATCAATCGCTCTCGACTATATGCTACTCGTCCCTATCAATCCCCAGGCACACTCATCACGGAATATGCTCTTGGTAATCGGGACGTGGTTTCAGAGCTCGCTATTTTCCTATCACAGATTACGGGAACCCGAACGATTCAAACAGATGCTTCGCTCATGACCTATCTGGAACAAAGCTCCCGACACAACAGTCCCCTCTTGTTCGTTCCCAATCCCATCAATGATTCTCTTCGGAAAAAAACCAATCCGCTCTGGATTCCCCAGCACTTCGAACTCGGAAAGAAGGATACTTCTCGTCCCACTTCGATCATCAAGGATGACCTTCGCGCAGATCGCAAGCTCGTACATGCTGCTCATCTTTGGGAAAAGGAACGCGCCATCGATCTTAGTGGGGGCAAAGCACCTAAGCCATCCTTTTATCAGGATGAGGATGACATTTTCGCCAATCTGGAAAATGTACGCCCAAGTCTCCTGACAGAAGATATGATCTTCGCAACCATCTTGCGCTTACTGCCCGCTCATCTTTTGGAAGACATCCTTGGTTCCAAAGAATTTCCTTCCCACCTGATGGATGACATGATTTTTGCCTCGCGCCTGACAGACGGCCAAAGCATTCTGGAAGCACTCATGGAATGGGCGCTGACCAACAAAACTTTCGATGCTTACGTGGATGAGGAATTTTTGGAGGGTGTGCGGACACGGGTTCAGGCATTGATTGAATCTGAGGTCATTTTCAGTAAAGCGTTGCAAGACAGGGCAGGCATTCTTTCCTTTGAAACATGGGGGTCCACTCGCCAGAATGAGATTCTCTCGCATCTGGAGGAAGATGGGGTTGCAGGAAAACGGGAAGTATTGCTCCCTTCAACGGTTGAAGAGGTGGGAATCACCAGCCAAATGGAGGCAGCTCCTTCGTCCCTTACAGAAGCACTGGTCGGCGAAGATGTATTCCGCCCAGCCGAGCTGCAAATTGAGAATCCTTTTGGTTACATGGAACCCGATCCGTCCTTTTTGTTCGACGAGCATACGGCCCGTAAATCCGCTCACGCCAGCGACCTTGACGAGTTGCCGGTCACCGCACAGTTGCGCAGCAGAATCACGGAATTGTGCAGCGGCTATCTCTTCGCTACCTCCCCGCATGAACGAGCCAGTTACCTCGTCGATTTATACGATGTGGCAGAAAAAAGCGCACGTGATGGAGAACTGCAAGACGATGAATGGCAAAAGTATGCCAAGCTCGCGCTCGAACAAACGGTATTGCATGAGCAACTAATTGCCTATCAGCCGGAAGCAGCTGCTCATTTGTTCGAATCCATCCTCAGTTACAAGCTACCAGATCAAGCTGTTATCAACGCGGATTGGGTCGCTTCCAACCAAGAGCGCGCTACCTCGCTGCTCACCCAAATCATGGGTAAAAAAGAACTCGCAGATGCCGTCATCCTGGAATACTTGGCTGGCCAATTGGATCATAGAAAAGGGCATATCGAGAAACCATTACTTTCTGTTCGCGACTACAAGAAAGCATGGGCAGATCGTATAGAAGAAATAGGGCAAGGTTTGGTCTACGACTACTCCAACGATGTACTTGAGGCTGAGCACGATCCCGAGCATTGGTCAGGTGGTTTTTCTGTTCCAGAAGCGTACGATCCCCACGATCCATTCAATGCGTACTATCCATGGACGACGGATATGAATGCACTCGCGATGGGGCAGGACAACTGGACTCGTTTTGGCTCTGGCACTTGGGAGCATAATCGCGACCAGGGAACTTTTACCCATACAAAGGGCTCTAGTGGCATGAGTGGCTTCATTCGAAACGACTTTACTTATTCAGACTATCAGTTTGAGGTCGATTTCAAAGTAGATGAGCCCGCAGATGGAGACAGTGCTGGTATCATGTTCAAATATCACAACGACCAGAACTACTGGATGTTCGTCGTCAGTGACGGAAGCGCAAGCGGTATGCCGCGACCCATGCAGCTTTTTAAGGTAGAGAATGGCAGATCAACCATGTACTCAACCCCGATGAACCCGTTTGCCTGGGAAAAAGAGAAATGGTACACGCTGCGTGTTTGGGTTACGGGTAACCGCATCCGCGTCTGGGTAGATCATAACCTGCAATACGATTTTACGGATTAGAGGTGATCATTTTGGGTCATACGTTCGGCATTTTTTCTAAATCAGTGGGCAACGTCACATTCGGAAAAATGCGCTCCTCATTGGTAGAGGGCGCATTCCACCCGAATCATCCGGACAATCCGGACAGCCCCAATCGTCCTCGTGCAGAGGATCGTTATGCCGGGTATCAGAATCCGCTTTTGGGCGATCCCGGCAAGGGTCAGATTGGTCGTTGGCAGACGGTCAATCTCGACTCTCTCGAAAGCGTGATCGATCAGATGATTGAGCAATTCGTCCGGGACAAAAATTGGTACGCCAAAGTTCGTTGCCGCGAAGCACTGTGGAATATGTACCGTCGTCTGGAATGGTGGGTCAACCAGCAAATCGATCCGCAAAAAAACGACTATCAGCGCGCCTTGCTCATGGTACGTGATTGCATTTACAAAATCCTAAAAAACGCCGAGCAGCCAGATGGAACCCATCAAAATGTTTCGCTGCCAGTTTGTCCAGCTCCTTATTATCATCACTTTAGCGGTTACTATCTCAATCATTACGATGCCATCGATAAAGAAGTCCCTACATTTGATATGCGGACTCTCCCACTGTCGGATAAGTTTCATGGCCTTTTCCGCTATGTCTCCTCCACCGAGGATCAGGAATGGAAGATGGTTCACTCCGTCGGCACCAATGAGATGGTGGGGAACGAAAATATCATGAAGCTGGATGTGACTACGCTCAAGCACGGCAACTCCAGCAAAGTGACTTTCCAGTGGCGCTTTAAAAAGCAAGGCTTTATTCGTTTCAAGTACATGGCTAGCACCGCTTCTGGCGATGGGTTGCTGTTTTTTATCAACAACAATCAGGTTGGCGGGGAATGGAATCAAAGCAACAGCTGGCAGGAAGCGAAGTTTCACGTCAAGCCGGGGCAGACGTATAAGTTTGATTGGTTTGTGCGGCGGATGAGTGATCGGCGGTTTGGGAAGAATGCCGTTTATGTTAAAGATGTGGAGTGCGTTGAGGTGGTGCAGAGCTTGGATGAGCAGACGCCTCCGGATGTGGATACGTTGGGGAATAAGGCTTTTAGTGATCCCAAATGGGAATGGCTGACCAGATCAAGCAAAAGCATCATGACGACTTACTATAACGGTGTAGTGACCGAGGATATCAATGGGAGAGAAGTTTCCGTTTCACTAGACAACGAATGTGACGGTGTTTTTTCTTGGAGTCATAAAATGGGGGGAGTAACTCCTCCCTATCAATTTGATGTTAACACCTTTTTTGATGACACTTTTCAGCAAAACGTTATGCATGGTAACGGCCTGCACGGAAGTCACGCCTCTTCTCATCACGGCCCTACATGGTCACTTGATGCCTACGAACACTATTCTGAAACCAAATTTGGTGATGCTAACATTTCTTACGATGTTCACGTAGGAGATAAGACCACGGTCGACGTAAAGGGCCAAGTTGAAATAATCTGCCCTCCGCTGTCGATCGATCATTACAACCCACAAGTTATCTCTGATCTGGACGCAGACACTGCATACTTCTCATTTTCCGGCGTAAATGTTTGGAAAAGATGGTCTCATCCCGATTTCAATAGGCAAGCATTGGTTATGGAAGACCCCATCCGTCAAGGTACAGGAGATGCTTCTACTACCGTTACTCTTTTTGACGATGGCTGGTTTGAATTTGATTATACTTGTGATTTTCGTCCTTCTGAAATACTTGAGGTGCTGGTAAACGGGGAGCAGGTACTTGTATCAGCCTCTACCACAGAGATCCATTCGGCAAAAATCCCTCTTACCAAAGGCACTCATACGATTACTTTTCGAGTGACAGACAGTTATACGGAAGAGCCTTTTCGAGCTGAAAAGGACACAGACTTTGATTACGATGATGATTCTGAAAAAATACGTGGCCGCTTCGGAAGCTATATTTCTGTAGATCGCCCTAATGATTGGGACTATAATCGCACCAAAAAGATGGCAACTACAACCGAGAATCGAGCAGAAATAGATTATCTAGTGAAGCTGAACCCAGGTGCTTCACTGAATTTTGCAGAGAAAGTTTTACTTGAGCCTGCCATTGATGTAACAGACTTTGACCCGGATCGAACTAAATACGTTCGTATCTTTTCAGAGGACTTCAATTCAGGTGACGGACGTTGGAGCAGAGACATAGAAGTTCGGGATAACTGGAAATGGGTAGACATTTACCAGCTATATCATCCTGAATCGAACACAGGCGATATTGATGATGGCGTATTGATGGTCAAAGATCAAGATGGAACCACAAACCGCGTTTATTTGCGTGATATTAAATTGAAGAATCCTGGCTTTGTCCGCTTTGAATATGGAGGAAAGTACAGTCGTTATGAATCGTTGAAGCTATATGATAACAACAAACTGATTTGGGAAGGAAACGAAAATCACGAAGCAGCCGTAGGCCTCTATCGGGAAGTGCCACTCTCTGCTGGAAAGCATTCTTTGAAATGGGTCTACGAAGATCTGGATAGAATCGAGGTAGAGGTAGGATCTGGTTCGGGATCTGGAGGCAGTGGTTCAGGAGGAACAGACGGCTCTGAAGAACTTACCCCGGAGGAAGGGGGACAAAAATGTTACAAGGCTGGGATTAAGAATCATGACATAGATTATTCCCTTTACGATAGTGGATTACCTAGTAGTATCACAGGAAGAATGTTTTATAAGGGACATGAGCAATCAAAAAATGGCGGAATTGTCACTCGGGAAGTGACTGCTCCTAGTTTTGCCTCTTATACCTATTCCGAGATGCTTAAAGTTTTTGGGGGAACAGACATACCGGGTGCTTCTCCTTCAAAGGCTGTACTCGATACTAGTAAATTAGGTAAAAACAACTCCAAAATGATAAACGGTTATCCCGTTTTATTTACAGATTCAATCTACCCCAGTGATAAACTCAAACACACTATCACCTTTACTGGCGGCGGTTTTATGACGTTTCGCTTTCAATGCGCTTCACTCTTTAGGGGAAAATATAGCCTACGGAGTGGAAGAACTCCCACTTACGAATATGACGGCCATCGTGCATCCTTTGAGATGCGATTATCTTCTAGTCTAACAGATGACGGTGAGATAATATGGGAAACGACCAAAAATGAAGGCAAATCTCCAGATTATGAAAACATAGATTGGTCAAAATCTACTCCAGTTACCGTGTACACCAAAGAAGAAAAAACATTCGGAAAGTGGTATTTGCATCTAATCATCTACGATAATTACAGAGACCACGACACCGTAGACTATAATTTGCAGTATGTTGCTATCAAAAACTTAGAGATTACTACCACTAAAAACGCTAACGGTGGAATGGATATATACGATGCGACACAAGTGAAAATGGAAGTTATCGATAAATCCACAGGAAAATCTATAGGTAAACCATACCCAGCCTACTATAACAGTATGAGCCCATACAATCTAACAGAGCGGGAGCATCCGATACAGCTAATCATTCCACCAGGTAAAACCTATCAAATCCGATATACACTTGTAAAAGGCCCTGGAAAGAAAGGCGGATTACACGGTAATGGCGGATCATTTCGATTGTCTGAAGGAAAATTCAAAGAGAAATGGGAAGATTATTGTCACGACTCCAACGGACATTACTACCCCAAAAAAGAAACCCCTTATACGGGAACTCCCCCAACCCAACCTGCTACAGAATGGGTAATCCCACCCGACTCATGGTGCTGGTTAGATGCCATCGAAGTATGGGAAAGCCCTGATCCGGTTCGTTTATGCAAAGACACGAGATTGCGTGTCAGAGTCTATGACGAGGATTCCGACGAATTGATCTCCGAGGATGAATACGATGGTGATGACGAGCAATTAATCGAAGTTGCATTAAGCAACAATACCCCAGAAGCCAAAAGGTATAGAGTAAATTACCGATTTTTAACGAAATGCGACGACATGGTTTCCCTATCAGATGCACATGTGCAATTGGAAGATGTGAAGCCTCTCGAAAAATCATCCTGTACCGTACTCGGATTCAAGGTCACCGAGAACACGGCTATTTGGATGGGCGGCTGCAACGGAAGCAAGATGCATTTGAACGTGTATGGTCAAAACGGGGCTTTGATACATTCACAAACATTCTTGGAAGAAGGCAAGCAATCCTTTGGTCTCGCTTCTCTCCTACCTACCCCTTCCCCTTCCTATCGCTTTGAATTCATAACCGAACAAAAAGGCACAACTAGCGCCGTCACTGGAAAAGAATACAAAACAACATTCCGCATGAGGGATTTCCAAGCTATTGAAACATGGGAGCTGATTCCCGAACCTTTCAACTCCAAACTCGAATTTTATATCGACAACGTATTAATGGACACTTTCAAACAACAAGGCGGTTTCTATGATCACTACTACCCTGTCGAAGCGGGCAAGCATACGTATAAATGGAAATTCATCGCACAAAGCAGTGGACAGGTCTGGGATGGTTGCGAAGTAGACTACATCAAACTAACCAACTGGATCTGCGACAAGGTCCTCGTCACCCCCTACTGCGATCCCGGCAGCGGAGACAAATGCGTCGAAGCACTGATCAAATGCTTGCTCGCGATCTGGAAACAACGCCCTGAGGCATGTGTGATTGGCAAACGAATATGGCTATTTACGTAAGGAGGTACTTCTATGAGTGTAGTTTCTCGGCGTAAATCGGGGTTTCTCTTCGAGGATTCTTTCGATTCTCTTACCCTCGATTCCAAGTGGAACATGACACCAAATGACTCTTCAAGGTGGTCGCTATCTGACGCACCAGGCTCGCTCCGTTTAAAAGGCGGAGCCGAGCCGCTTCAACTCTTTTTAGACACACTTACACCCGTGAAACAATTCGTCCTCGATATGAAAAATTCATACAATCCGAAAGCTTCCGGAAGTACAGGCGGATTGACTGTCTTCATAAACCACAATGATTTTTTCCACGTCGAAGAATATTACGATGCATCGCAAGGCACTGCGAAAACCTTCCCCTGGCTTCGATTAATACGCGACTACAATACTTACACCGCTTATTGGTCCGAGGACAGAGCCATCTGGCACATCATCGGTTCGGAGGAATTTAACCGCCTTGCTCCCAAAATCGGTATCTTTCTCAACAGCAGCGCTACAGACGACTATCTGGACATAGAACACGTCCGCGTTTTCTCTCTCCCCACTCTCACAGTCTCAAACCTCTCCCCCGGCATCCGCGTGGAGCTGCTCGATTCCACAGGAGCCACTGTCGACTCCAAGACGTGTCGGACAAGCCAAACATCCATTCACTTTGATATGACTCAGCATCCTATTCCTTTCACTGGCTCCCTCCGTTTTGCGGAAGCAGACGGAAAAACAACCATTAGCTCCAGCGACCAGATGGAAATGTGGGGCGGGGACGAATACGACTTTTCTCCCTCTCTCACCCTCTTTTTTATCGATGGAGAAGGAAAGGAAGTCCACCTGCAAGACAACACGGAGGAGTTTCTCGGTCATATGCTCCAAGGCCAATATAGGGAAGTGAAAATGATCGCCCGAAATACGATGCATCATGGGACGTTTACGGGTATCGAAGGGGTTCTCACCTCCTATGCAGGTACCGATCAGTACAAGCGGCTAGTAGATGTCGCTACAGACAAAAACGGCGTGCCTGGTACGTGGGGCGATTCTTTCACCCTGCCAGATACTGCCGCAGGAAATGAACAAGTTTTCTGGACACGGATTTCCCGTGAGACCGATCCATCCCTCGTAGATAAAACGACGCATGTCCATTTTGGGCTCAATTTGTCCGCCGTTTATACCAAATAAAACGAAAAGGAGCTGAACGTATGTCGGTCAGAATCACCCGAACAGGCACCGAGGTCGTCCTCGATCATAATGAGTTGGCCAACAAGGGAAAACGTACCCACGCCGAAATCGACTCCTACCTTCAGGAGCTGGATGAAGCCAGAGAGAATAAACCGAGCTTACGGGATAAATTCCGTGAGTTAAAAGACAAAGACGATGAACAGGATCGTCAGCTTGATGCCGTGAAAGGTGCTGTTTCTACCTTTCAAACGGAGCTGAATGCGTTATCGTCAACGGTCAGTGCGGCTGAAGTAAAAAATCAGACGCAAGATCTCCGTCTTTCACAAGTCGAACAAAAAAACGCACAACAAGACCAAGCCATTTTAAAGCTGCAAAGCGATGTCTCCTCTAACCCCAACGCCGAGGTGGTCGCTGCACGCCGAGATCGGGATGGGAAGATTTTTCCCAGCCTAAAAGCTCGGTTGGATGATATGCAGGGGAAGATTGGTTCTGGGGGCGGCGGGGGAAATAATGGGGGGGCTTCGAGCAGCTCCTTTGATTTACAGCCCCCAATCAATATTTTACTGAATACCTTCCGTGATGCGGAAACACATAACAGACCCGCCTATCGTCAAAACAACATGTATGTAGATGTATTTAGCGATTCCTCAGGAATTGATAAGGAAAAGTCGTCTTCTTTTGCCATTATAAATGGTACTGTCTCACCCGGGCTTTACGATACAAATATCATCATGTCCAGTCCAACTGAACCCGCCCCTTATCACGTAACCTCGTCTAGTGAAACGTCTGGTTACCCTGGATGGATGGGAATCAACGGAAATGTAACAGATTCCTATTATACAGATGGAGCGGCTCCTCCGACAGAAGGTCATTGGTGGCAAATTGACTTTTTCGTCCCCAAAATTATTACTAAGGTCGCAATACGAGCTATTGGAATCTCAGCTGGACAGTACGGTCTTGCCACGTTTACTCTGCAAGGTTCACAAGACAATACGAATTGGACAGATTTATACGTAGGATCTCATGCAAACACAGGTTCAGAGTTAGAACACAGTTTCACCAATACTACTGCGTACCGCTATTACCGCCTGGCCAAGCTTCGCAGTTATCGCAGTGCAAACCCGGTAATTTATACCGGCTGGCACGAGATTAAATTCTATGAAATTATTGACGCTGTTACTCTCGTGACTAAGGCAGTTAATGTTGACCGCTCTCCAAAGAAGATTATTACAACTGCGGAGTATACTGACACAGTCACCTTTGACCTGACCCTGGATGGAACAACTTGGGTACACAACATCGATTTAAACAAGCTACTCGATACCTCTTCACTAAAAGGTACAAACCTCCAATTACGAGCTAACATACCGTCTACAGGCAGTTTAAAATCTTTAGGATTTACTTGGTATGACGATAGTATGCTTGTTGAGATGCCAGGTAAAGAAGGGGGAGGCGGGGATCGTAGCAGTACCAAACCGTTAGTAGACGTTGTTGCCGCTACTAATATATTGCGTAATGCTTATCGCACTTTGGAAGGTGCGAATCAGGGAGCGTCGGTTCGGCATAATTTGTATGCAGATGCTTTTGAAAATACGTCTGGAATTGATGCCTCAAAGTCCGAATCCTATCAAATTGGAAGTGGAAAATTCACCAAATCAGCAGGCGCCCTTTATAGCTGGCAGACATTAGGTGTACAGACAGCTTCTTCTGTTGGGGATTACAGCAATAGAAATACTACCTACCGACCATTCAAAACAAATGGCACCACATCAAACTATTCTGTTGAAAAAATCGCAGATGATAATGCCGCTGTATCTCCAGGCGGATATTCTGATTACTGGCTTCAGAGTGGTACAAGTGCTGACTTATTCATGAAATGGGTGACACCCGTAGAAGTATCTAAAATTGTTCTTTGGATGAACGGCAGTTATGGCGTGGATCACAACTATTGCGATCATCAAATTTTCGTAAAAAATCCTTCAACAGGTAAATGGGAAGCCATTACTCCAAGAATTAATCTCGCTTCCAAGACAGATAAAGGAGTACATGGCGACGGTTCATGGCACTACCCCATAATCCTGGATTATCTCATTAATGAGGTCAAAGTAACGGTATGGAATAAAAGCAACTACATGACTGTTACTGAAATACAAATACTGCAGGCATCTGAAAAAAATCCTGTCATGGTTTCCAAACCAATTCCATTGGCAAAAGCTCCGACCCATCTTGTGCTGGATGCAGAGTACGAGGGCAATATCAGCATTGATTTGTCACTCGATGGAGGAACCACGTTCACAGCTGGTGTTCCATTGAATCAGCTAGTTGATTTAAGCACTTTCCTACCAGGTACATCCCTAGTCATGCGCGCCAACCTTAGTGAAAAAGCAGTCCTCTATAGCATTGGCTGTATTTGGTATGACAAAGACACTCTCCCCACTTATACCGATACAGTAGGCGGTAGTTCAGGGGGTAACGTACCTGGCAACGGTAATTCAATGATGCAAGTAGAAAAGTATGGAGTTACCGCCTCACCTGCTTCTCCCTCCGAAGTAAATATCACCATCCCCTACACTTCTGACTATAAATTACCCCCTATTGAGGTTTTGAAATTTACTCCTGGTGAACAAAATTGCACTGAAGAAATTGCAGCCTTTTCTAGTAACGAGGCCACTAACTTTGACCATGACAATTATATGGAGCTGGATGGTACGCTACGGCTTAAAACTGACTACTCAATTGAATTGATAGAAGACGTAGTGCTTCCGTCTGGTAATAGAGTGTACTCATTATCCCTTGATGTGAATCATTTTTCTCGTATAGAGCAAATCAAGGTGAATTGAATATGGATGAGAGATCAATTTAGTATTACGAAAAGTTCAATGAATTGTTGAGGTGAAAAAAATGCCCCTTCCAGCAACAAACGGACAGTTACGATCAAAAGTTTCAGATATGCAGATCGGTGACTATGTAAAGTGTTGGTACTCCTTCCATGGGACTAGTGGGAGCCTGTCTGATAGTCCAGCAGGGATATTAGTTGGGTTAGGGACAGATACATTCTCTACGGCTGAAGAAAAGCCATTAGCAGGAGAGTCCACTACTAACAACTCCAAATTATTTTATTTTGTGAAAGTTGCCAAAGGATTGCTGATCGCTGATAGGGTGTGTCAACACTCCATCTCTTGGGATGCCCTGAATGCAGGGAAGGTGATACAAGGGAATCCCTATTCGTTTAGTACAAGCTCGAACATCTCACAAGGCTATGCTTCGAGTGAAAATATTTCAGGTACACTCCGATCTCTCACAGGTGGAGTAGCTTATGCAGATGCAAATGAAAATAAAACCTTAGATGCCAGATTGAGCAATGGAACATGCTTTCCTGTGAATAACGAATATGATAAGTACTTAATGGGATTTCCTCAAAGCATGATAAAAAATGGATATACAGTAGATGATGTATTTCATTACAAAGTACGTTTTACAACTACGCAAGATACCACTATGACAGGTTCTCGTATATCAAGTACAGGAACTATTGAAGTTCAAGACAATACTTGGCGAGTTGGAAGGGGAAGTGAGGATAATTTCCCAATATGGAAAGGTTTAGGGATGGGTAAAACATCAATTGCATATGCGAGTACAGGTTTTCGTCCAGTATTTGAATATAAGGAGGTGTAATACATGGCTACAGTTGGAGATCAATTAGCTGCACCAGAGTCAGGATGGAAGCGATATGATAACACTTATCCGTCTATTGCCTATAACGGAACATGGACGAAAAGAACAGGATATGCAGGTAGTTATGAATTAACAGATACCTACACTTCAACAGCAGGAGACACGGCAACGTTTGACTTTGTAGGAACAAAAATCCGTATCATATCTTTTTTCTGGAACAACTTCACGGCAGATGCGAAGATCACGATTGATGGGGTTGCTCATACATTTAGTGAAAGAAGTGCTGCAAATACTCCACAAGTCATTGTTTTTGAAAAAATAGGATTGTCTGAAGGCAAGCACCGTGTTGAGCTGAAATTGAATTCTGGGACAGATTATCTTGGAATTGATGCCATTGATATTGATGATACAGGATCTATTGAATTTCCTATCGGCGTTCAATTAACAGCACCAGCTCAAGGATGGAAAAGATATGATGACGGTGATCCATCTATAAAGTACTTGGGAACTTTCGTAAGAGAATCAAATCAAAGCTTTTATGGTGGAGCCTCCAACTATGCAACAAGTGCAGATTTTAAGATAAAATTTAATTTTATTGGCACTAAAATCAGAATAATAGGTAACATGTACCAGAACAAATTCACTAACGTTCCAATAACGATTGATGGTACCACTGAAGCATTCAGTCAGTATGGCGATTTAAAGTTTCAGGCTTTACTGCACGAAAAAAAAGGGTTAGACAATAAAAAGCACACTGTAGAGATTACACTTCCTTCATATTCAGGAAGTATTGGTTTTGACCCAAATAACATGAACGTGAAGAACATACAGATTGATGCCATTGATATTGATGCTGATGGTAGGATTCTCCACCCTGATGAAGTAGTAGATGTAAAAGATTTAACTGTTGGAAAACGTATTCGTTTTAACTACTTGGCACCTGCTGGTGCGTTTGGAAGCATATCTATCGGAAAAGAAATGGCAGGACTTCTTCCCAGTGTTCCTGCAACAAGTGCAAATGGTGATGGGTATTTCATCATGTACGGTACAAATCACAAAGGTGATAAGTTGCTGATGGCTGACCGCAATATCCAAACCATTTCATGGGATGCCTTAAATACAGCGGGAATTGCAAGCGGAAGCGGACTGCCAATAAAAAACCTGCACACCATTCCAGGATTGTCTGGGTATTCTTCTGCTGTGTGCAAAGTTTCTGCTTCAACAGAGTATGACACAGCAAGTTATCATGCATGGAAGGCTTTTGACGGATCAGAGTCTACGTACTGGACAAGTACTGCTGCTACTGAAACAACAGAAGAGATTTTAAAGATTGAGTATTCAACACCAACAAGAATTACTTCGTATTATCTATATGCCATATATAGTCCGAAAAAATGGTTCTTCGAAGCTTCTAACGACGGAACTTCTTGGGATAGCTTGCATAACGGAAATGAAGTATCAAGCTGGCACGGTCTTAAAAAGACCTTCTCATTCAAAAATGATAAAGCTTATACACAATATCGCATCAGAGTATCAGAACGTTACGTGTGGAACGGACTTTATTATGTCGGCCTTTATACCGCCCAATTGTTCACATCCTCTGATAGAGAAATAACATTGCGACTGCCGACAGGCGGAGTAAATGCATCGGATAAAGACAACGAATGGGATAAGTACATTACCGATGACCATATCTGGAATAATGTAAATCACGGTTCATGGACCAGTACGACCGATCAATCTAATTCAAAGGCCCGCGTGATTCGAGGTTATAACGGTCTCACAAACTGGACATCTAGTTCAACAGATCTTACAACTCCAGGCCGAGGCTTTCGTCCGGTTCTCCTGATTGAGTCAATAAACAATAGATTCCTCGTACAAGACGGTACAGACGTGAAAACGTACACTTCTTCCGGCTGGGAAACTGTTGGTACTACTCCCCTCACAGACGAAATGTTTCTAAATAAAGGCATGCTCGACCTCTCTACATGCGCCCCCTACTTGAAAGATTTAATCGACAAATCCAACATCAAAATCCTTGTTTCCAAACCTAAAAGAGAGCCAACGGTTGCTCACCTTACTGGAGTTCCTGTACCAAAGATCGTAAAAATGAAGAATGATACTAGCTTTCTTGGCGTTGCAAAAATCAACTCTTTAACCTTATCAGGTACAGAGAAAGGCGTTTTAAGAGTAGCAATAAGTACGGACAGTGGAACAACATGGGAAGCAAAACAAAAGAATGGCTCGTGGACAAAAGTTGATGTTACTAACCTCAGTGATTTCAAAGCAGGAGCAATGACAATAGACAATTTCAATAGCATCTCTGAATGGGATGAGAAGATTGGCCAAGCTAGAAACTTGCGATGCGCATTCTACTTCGAACAGTCATCATCCACTGATGAAACAAGTCTAGACTCCCTTACCATGGATGTAGACTTACTAGATTCGTGGGACATGGCTATGCCCGGAGTCGACTACAAATACGGGTATAACCGAAATACCAATCTGCGAGTCCTTTTACTCTCAGATGGAGATTACAAAATAAACGTCGGTTCTGGCAGTAGCAGTGGCTCCACGATCACCGAAGTAGATGGAGGTACATTCTAATGACACTACCAATCAAACTAAAACGCGGTTTAAAAGCGAATCTCCCCTCCGCTGCTTCAGCGGGGGAACCCCTTTTCACTACAGATACAAAAGAATTATTTATCGGTACAGGTGATGGGATCTCAGCTATTGGAACCGACCCAACTCTGGCAGAAAGAGTGGGCAAACTAGAGAAATATCGCAGTTCCGTATCTCGGACCTATACAGAAACATTTGCTTCACCAAAAGTTGACATTGAGAAAACTACTGCATGGTATTCAACCAACGGTGTACGCACCTCTAAAATTCCCTCCATTACAGAGAATTTCACAGATTTGAGCGCCGTTGATCAAATCAATTCCTACGGTGTTACCTTCGACACTGAAAACGGATTGGTAAGACTGAGCAACACCCTTGAAGGAGTCGTTGTGTCTTCTGCTCTGCCAGTAATAGGAGTGGATAAGCTAACTGTTCAATCAGACTTTATTCTTCCTAACGCATTAGGCGTCATCTCTACCAAAAAAGTAACTGGGGAGAAGGCATCAAAAATATCGCACCTAGAACCCACTATTTTAGTTGATCGGTTAAACAGGACTTGGGTTATCAGTTCTGTCGAACGTGAAGGAATTTATGCGATTGTAACCAATCCGGATGATTCTGTTGCCTTTGAAGGGTATTTGCATTCGTACAGTGGAACTGGTTACTATTCATCCTCTAGCATTACGAATGCAGTAGTTGATCATAACAACAATGTATGGATAGCAGCAGCCCTAACAAACATGCCTGGGTTAATCATTTCAATTAAACCTGATTTTCAAGCCTATTTAACCCCCATTTCAGTAAAAGGAAACACCAGCATTAACTCCTACACTCCATTTTTAAAACTCCATGTCGATAAAAACAACCGGATCTGGTACTTGTGGGGGTATTCAATTAATCTCTATTACGGATGCGTTAATTCAGATGGTACCTTTTTCATCCCTACTACTTCACAATCTTTCACCCCATCAACAGGAGTCGACAATACTGTAATGGTAGAAGATCGTAGAAAAGGCTATCTTTGTTTCATTATACGCGGTTACAGCAATAACACGGTAAGAGCTCTTCGATTAAATTATGATGGAACAAACCCAACCCATTTCTCTTCGATCGGTAAAGCCTCAAGTAAATGGTTAAACGCAACCCACGATGAATCAACAGGGATTACGACTATCTTATGCGTTGATAACAATACTCCGATTGTACACCGCCTAAACTTGTCAACGGGAGCATCCACCACTTTTCCTTTGACCGGATTCATGGCCATTGATCATTCTTTACCGATTGGGTTTGTGTTACAAGACAAAATTATGCGGGTTTTTTATCATCAACAAACGGTTGGCTCTACCCGTCTTATCTCTATTGATCTCGCTACTTTATCAGTTGTGGAACCGGATACCCTCATTCAAAGCGGGACCAATACAACACGAATATCTGGCTGTATTGACGGAAAAGGTCGATTAACTATTGTCATAAATACCACCGAGTATTCTTCAAGCAACTATAGCCTGATAAAAATGTTACGTTACGATACTGTACCTACCTCTGTAACTTTTCAGATTTCCCCTGATGGTGCATCGTGGTTTCCCTTATCACTCGGTGAGGAACTCACCCTTCCTACTAAAACAGACAAGTTAATCATGAAAATAAAGATGCAGTCACCGAATTACGGGATTTCCCCTATAATTAGAAATTATCGTATTTCACTAGGTGGTGCGGCAGGAGAAATCACACAAACGTATACTTCATCTACCTTACCTTCCGTTACCCCCATTTCTCGTGTTACACTTACTGCCAATCAGATGCTCGATGGCGGAGAAATCCTCTGGGAAGTAAGCAACAATGGTGGCGGGTCTTGGCAATCTGCTGAGTTAGGTCAAGAGATCGAATTTGCCAATCCTATCAACAGCGATCTTCGTGTACGTGCGATTCTCCATTCTCCTGCTAGCGAATCAAGCACCCCGTCTATCCGAGATTTCACTGTAACAAGCGCGAATTTACTATTGAACCCCTCCATAGCAGATTCCAACCTCCCTCAACGAGTCATCGATCTTGAAACCAATCTACTAAAAACAAATTTCCAGCTAATCACTTACATGAATACAACAAAATATGGACTAAAAAACATGGTTGTCGATACTTTCACAGATCTATCTGGTGTCGATATTCCTAATAGCCAAGCTGTCTATGACCATACTCAAAAAAAATTCACTACTGGAATCGTAGATATCGTACCGCCTATGACTGCTAACGACGCTCCCGCCCCTTTTATTGTGAGTGCAGACAGTGTTACTGGTGGAGCTGTGTTTCACATGTTTGACCGCAACTTTGCAAGTGGCTGGAGCACAACTGCCGGTGGACATCATTGGATCAAAATCTTTCTGGATAATCCCGCTCAGATAGTCGATCGATATCTTTTATCTGGAGGTGCAAAATACGCTCCTACTAGCTGGCAATTGCAGGGCTCCAATAATAATACGACTTGGGATACACTCCATTCCGTTTCCGGTTATGTTTGGAATCAGTATGAAGGTAATGAATTTACCATTCCTACTGAGAACATCAAACCTTATCAATACTATCGATTTTACTCTACCTCCTCCCAATACGGGTCTGGCGTAACTCAAATACAGGAACTACGATTACAAAAGGCCGTAGACCAAAATCATCTACAATCAAAACCCGAGAACACCACTACGCCGCCAAATAAAGTCGTGATTGTCGGAGATGAGACGGTTAATGGTGGAAGCATCAAATACCAGGCATCTCGAGATGGTGGAAATACCTGGTCAGACGTTCCTGCACAAACTCTTACGGATATTTCTAGCCAACCGGTCGGAACGCAACTCGTCGTAAAAGCAATTATCACTGGGAATGCAGAGCTCAATGCGTGGGGCTACTACTATGAGTAAGAAAGATTAGCTCGTACAAGCATTTGATTCATTGAGTTGTGGTAAAGTACAACCGCCTAAAACACCGTGAGAATTTCCCCAAACTGTCTACTCTATATATAGACCTCACAAGAGAAAGCAGGTGAATAAACGGATGATCCAAACACTACTCAACTCTTCCACTCTCCCCTTGGTAGTATCCAGTGTACTGACGGCAATCGTCACTTATCTGGTTGCTCGCCACAACAACAAGAAAGAGTTGATGATAACAGACAGGCAGCAAATCTCACAAGAAAACCAGCAAATTCGCCAGGAGCTTCGTCAGGAAATGGACAAGCTTCGAGAAGAACTCCATGTTTGGCGCAACCGTTGCATGGAGCTTGAAACCATCGTGCAGGAGTGGCGAGATAAATACACGACGCTGGTCGTAGAAAGACAACAGCTAGAGTACCGTGTCAAAGAGCTAGAGACCGAACTCAAAACGTACATGCAAGCGAGGATTTCCTAGATGTTGCCGATCCTGCCGACCTCCTCCACAAGAAGTCATCCATATAGATGACACCTACCTGCCTTGGGGTGAAATCTCGCCTCGAGAATTAATTCCCTTCCAAATGAACAACGACTGGATGTTTTCCCCGAAGTACGCCCCGCTCTACAACCAAAAGGAGGAACCAACCTTTGATTGACATGGACCCATTCATTCACAGCCTAAGTCTGCTTACTTTTATGGCAATCTTGATTGAAGCCGTTACCGAAATTTTAAAGAATGCCTTCCCCGTACTAAAAGACCGCTCCACTTATATCCTCTCTATCCTCATTGGCATTTCGCTCTCCCTCGCTTTTCAAGTCAACCCCTTTGGTCTTGAGGGCAGCGGCTACTACGTTTCTGCCGTGCTTGCTGGTATCCTCACCAGCCGCGGAGCGAACTACCTTAATAGCTTTGTGAAAAAGCTAAATACATCCTCGAAGCAATAG